TCACTAGGGTGAGATAGCTTGGGAGCTGATTCACGGTCAATGCGGATCATAATCCCCCCAAGCTTTTTAATAGCTTTAAATTCGTTAGGGTATCGCACGTCTGTGACTGCGATGCCCTTTACGGTCTTGTCCTTCTGGAGCTCTTTAATTTTAGTTGTTACTATTTTTAGCCAGACATCTTCTCCGATGACTAGCCGAGCTCCTTGGCCTAGGTTTTGCAGGAACTGCCTAACCTCAGCTGTTTGCTTGGCTGTTTCCCAGCCTTGCACGTTAACGAAATCACTGAGTGGCATGCCACCACCGATGATGGGGTTGGCCTTTAGGGCCAGCTCCCTTACGCCGTCTGCAAAGGCCACCTTAGAATAAAACAAGTTATCCGCTAGGGTATCCTTACCTACCTGCGCCCTTGATCCTAGTCCTATGATAGTCATACGTTTTTAACTCCTTCTCCTAGGCACTCACTGTTTAGCCATGGGGTACTTACCATAGCATGATCACAGTATTCTTGTGCGTCTTTCTCATGGGCCAGACGAGTGCACATGGTCAGGTCAATGATCCACTTGCCTTTCTTGTGGCCCGTGTTCCCTTCCCTGTTAACTCTCTTCTTGGGAAGAGTTATCATCTCCCATATGGGGACGATGAATACCCGTGGGTTTTCCTTGTCTACGTTATCCCTTAGTAGGAAGAACACTTGAGGGTAGTGCCTCATCGCTCTCCTAATGGAGAGCTCGTCCACTATGAAAGCGTTGCGCTCTTCACATCCCTCTGGGATGGGCCATCTTGCTGTCATCTTGGAATGCTTTTCCTTGATTTCAATGTACCAACCCGGACTGTAGATGTCTAGGTCATCTTTAGCATTGAATCTTGTTAGCAATGGGCGTGTGATTTGGGACGACACAAAGTGTTCGTACCCTTCGCTCCTTTGCTTATCAAGCTTCCGTTGTTGTGCTGTTCTCTGGTATGTTGCCATATTTCTCCTTGAGTAGTTCAATGCCGAAATCTAGGGGCAACACCATTATTGTTGGTGGCGCAGTGGCAGCTCTTCTGTCCCCAGCAGCTGCGACCAAGGCCCAGCGACCATCATCGGATACCTCCTGTAGTGCCCTGCACCATGCCGGTATGCTCCAGCTCTTTCTGTGCTTGGCCTCTACAGGAAATGGCACACCGTGAAAGTCGTTGGACTTGTTGTTTGCCTTAGCTCTGTCGGCTTCTGCCCAAACCAGACGTAGCTTAAGTAGAAGTTCGTTCTCAAACTTCGTTCCTTTAGCTTTGCTCGGATTGGCCATGCCTTTATTTTAGCACAAAGGTTCCCATCCCAGTGCCATTGCCTCTGCCACACGGCCTTCTGGTATGTCTAAACGTTGCACAAAGTTAGGCCCTAGTCCGTCTTTGATTCTTTCACAGGCCTTATTCCCTGCGTCGTCGTTGTCAAGGAGCAAGACAATGTGGGGCGATGACTCTACTTCTCTTGCCCATTCCTCTCTCCACATGCCTGCGCCTGAGGGGAGACTGAGCACGTTGCTACCGACAGCATCGTTTTGGTCAATCCATTTCTGTATGCACCATAGATCTGACTCTCCTTCGCAGATGAACAGTGTCTCTGCCATGGGGTGAGTCTCTCGGACCCTGTACAATCTCTTACTATAGTTTGATCCGTCCACTGAGTACTTACTGCCGGTCGGGATGGTCCTTATCTTAATGCCCCTAATGATTCCCTCTTCGTCTGTGTGCGGTGCCCACAGGGAGGTAGGGGTCAGCCTAACTCCATAGGAGAGAATGTCATCAAGTGTTAGCGTTGGCCATTTGTTATTGATGAGCTCGTTGGCCATTTGGCGAGCTCTTTCGTCTGGCACTGGTTGTTCTTTAAAGATCTTTCCAAGGTCTTTAAAGGTCTCTTCCCTCTTCCTTTTGAATTGGCGTGGGGAGAATTGTATGCCACGTCCTAGTATGTCCATGGCCCTACCAAAGCTGACGTTCATTGCATCCATAACGAACTTGATTACATCTCCTCCCTGTCCAGTGGCATAACAGTAGTAGTGCTCATCGTAGACATGCAGGGATGGAGTGTGCTCTTGCTGGTTGTAGATGCTGTGTATTTTATTGTTTCGGTTGGGTTGTTCCCATCCTATGAGATCTATGGCCTCTCTCATTGAGACTGTGGCCTTGATGTGATCCCTTAGTCTTGTGTCAAATTTCATTGTGTCCTCCAATATGATTTTTGTGACAACAGCCTGTTTAGAATACTATATCACTAATTTTTCCGGTGTCGCTATTCCAGTAGTGTTGTTTGCCTTCTGGGTGTATGCCCCCACCGGTTCTTGTCTTGAGAAACTGCAATCTAATGTCATTCTCTAGCCTGTCCCTATAGTCCTGATCTATCAAGGGGTTCATGGACGGCCTGTACATGCCCAACACAAAGTCGGCTGACTCCTCAGAGCCAAATTTACCATCCGTAAGGTCTAATGGTTTGTGCCCTGCGTTTGCATCTCCTCTCTTAACCTGATGAAGAACGACAACAGCAACGTCAAACTCCCTACTGAATACCTTAAGAGCACGAGCGAGCTCTTGGACCTTGGCCATCTGGCTATCGGTAAAAGCTCTTATCAGCTCAAGGTAGTCAATCAAAATGAGTCTCGGTGGTTGGCCGAACCTATCATTGTAATCCTCAATGACACGCTCAAAATCACCGACAGTTAGATCTGGGTCATCCTCTATCATTAGCATGGGATAATCACGGACAGTCGTGTCAAGCGCATTGGATCGCTTACCGGCACGGAGATCTGTCTCTATCTGCTTTGTGGGTGTATTAGTGTGCACCGATGCGAGTCGCTCCATGATGTAGCGACCGTGCATCTCTAAAGAAAATAATATCGTTGGGACGTGTGGAACATTGCAAGCAATGTTTACCAATAACCAAGTCTTACCGACCCCTGTCCTTGCAAGGCAGAACATCAGCTGACCCGGCGCAATCCCCCCGTTCGTACGGTCATCAAAAAAACTAAAGCCAGTGGGGATGCGGACGTGATCCGACACCGCCCACTGGCTGAGTTCCTTAGAGACCTCTTTGAGGCCTCTGAGCATTAACCAAGCACCTTACCCTGTGCTAGGTTTTGGGCAAATTCAGCTTGTAAACCGAGCCCTTCCCAGACCCATCTAGGAGCTGATTTCTCTGGACCGTAGTTAGAGATAAGCCAGAAACCCACTTTGTTGCCATCATCTTTGAGGGCATTCTCGTGAGTCACGTCTGGTGATCTACCACCATTGTGTGATGACTTCTCTGACCTCCACACTTTCCAGTCTTGTGGATTGTGGAACACTGCGTCTTCCCATTTATCAATGTCTTTACTGTAGCCATTGATGGGCTTTGGCGGTGCAGGGGTATGGGATGCTGATTGTGCCTCAGTAGCATTCGGGAATGATTGCTTTATACTGGCCACAGCATCCACAGCAGGAGCTAATTGTTCCTGCGTTACTGGTGTTATGGGTGTTACAGTTGCCATTGCATCAGCATCAGCGACACGTTCCTGTAGGTCAGGGAGTATCGCATTGAGAGCTGTTTCATAGCCCTGCAAGTCACCGGTTCCAGAGTACAAGGTACTAGCAACTTTCGCCGCTACTTGTACTAGTATTGCATTTTGTTTGTCAGGCATTTAAAACCTCCTAAGGTTGCCTTCTCTATATTTTAGAGACTTATTGCGTATGTCTTACCGTATTCACATTCGTTAAAGTAGTCGCAGAAATTCTTGCTACACCACCATCCATCTGTGTTCGGTACATATGCGTCCTTTTCCATTAGGTCACCAACTATATTAGCATGCTTTAGCGAGGCATGCACCTGTTCTGGGGTACGAGTTTCATTAAATCTCTCAAACCTTGCAGTTGGGTCTATTGTTTTGCCCCTTCCAGCTTTTCTTGGGGCCCAGCTGAGTACATCAAAATAGAATTGTATCCCGTCCAAAGGGACACCTAGGATCACTGACGTGGCCCAAGTGTAATACGATGCCTGTATGCTGTTCTTCTGTGTGTACTTTGATTTAGTCACAAACTCTTTTGAGGTCTTGTGATCGGCGCAAACTATATTGCCCCTTGGGTCCTTCATCATGAGGTCCATGGTCCCATGGGCCTGATGGGTACTGTCTGGTAAAGGAATTGTGAATGTTTCTTCAACGCCTAGGATCTCCCAGTCTAGTGGGTAGTACCATTTCTGGTCGTGGTACATCTTTACGAGCTCCGTGATCCATTTAATGCTCTGCTCCCTGTCAAGGATGACCTCGTCTTTGTACTTAGTCTGAGCTTGGAATTGCCAGTCCATCTGTTCAGATTTCTCAACCTCGTCGTCTAGCTCTGCTATTGCACCGTCAACGAACACGTTGGACGTGCTTATCTGCCGTCCTTCCTTGCGCTCTAAATAATATATTTCATGGGCCTTGTGCACAGCTGTGCCGAGTACTCGCACTATTGATGTGCGGTAGCCGTATTGACGGCCGAGCTTGATCTTGTAGCTACACTTGCCCCATGATCCTACTGTTGATTGTCTGACTGTTGCCATTCTTTGATCCTCCTGATCTGTCTTCTAACTTGATAGTAGCTCGCCCCTGTGACACTTTGTATCTCTCGGATACTTAGCTCCTTGTTGTGGAGCTCCAAAATCTTTGTCTTTTGCTTAGTGCTCAAGGGATTCGGCCATTTGGGATTCCTAGGAATCGCCATGCCATGCTCCTTGAGCACCTTGTAAACGAGCGGACGGCTACAGCCCACTAAACCTGCAATCTCGGAGGGGATAAACCCCTCCTGTGCGTATGCTCTTATTTTCTCATGACGTGATTGCATATTATTTTCGTGACAATAGCCCCTCGGTCCACTCTACATAGTTCCAAGTGGCTTCGTTGCAAGTTCCAAGATTTTTTCCCAGCAATGGGAAAAGGTCTTTCTGTATACGAACAAGGCGACGCTCTGTCTTAGGACCGAAATCCCCGTCAACTGCTATCTTCCTCAGGGCTTTCTGTAGGCGCTTAACTTCTACTCCCTTGCTCCCCTTGCTGAGTACCTCGTACTTCACTGGGGCTACATCAGGAGCGACTCTGGGCTCTAGCTTACCCTGCTCAATAAGGTTCTGGAGCTCTGCCCCCGGACACCTAGTGGCCTTCTTAAGCTCCCTGTGGCCCTTGAGCTTAGTCGCATGAGGGTAATGGGCCCTGATCATGCCTATGACCTTCTTAAGCCCTTCTATGAGCTCTGGTGTGACGCTATTGGATGGGCCCATGATCGCACAAACTGCAATGTATTGCCTATTGAGGAAGATGCCTCCATTGGCACCGTTCTCTATGGTCATGCCTCTGCCCTCAAAGATCTGCCCATTAAGGTCCACACCGAAATTGTAAGCGAGATCGTAGTAACCCATCGTATTGAGATGGTACCTCTGGTAGCTACGCCATGTAGCTTCACCGTTCTTAGGAGCTTTGACACCGCCCCAGTGGATACAGATACCCTTAACAGCTTTGGGCTTCAAAGGGACTCTTCTCTTTGGTGGTAGTGCTTTCCATTGTTCTCTTGTTTTCATTTTTTCTCCTTAACTAGCGAATGGAAGCCCGACGGAGCACGTTTAAAAAGGGTGGGCAATTTTAAACGATGGGAGGAGGACAACCTCATTACCTCCGTCGGGCTAGACCGTGTGATCGGGGGGATCATCTGGTCACAAACATCATAACACCCTTTACGAGTGCCTGTGCTTCATTTGTGCGAAAATATAAAGTATTGCCTTCGTTGTCGGCAATGACCCACCTGACAGTATCATCGTCAGGGTTTTTAGCTTGGTGAAAGCCCTTAATAACTTTCTTCTCAAGCATGATCGTTAGTCCTTCTATTAGTTCTTCTTTGTTACTCAAAATAAACGTCCTTGGTCGTGGTCAATGGTGGAGCATGATGAGCATAGCACCCTGCCAGTGGGAATAATCTTAACCACACTCCTAGGTTTTCCGTGTACGTCAAACATCCTCCACCCCTTGACCTCTTGTGAGCTAGATGCCTGCATGGGTCTAACAGCCCTATGGCACCTCTCGCACAAACCTGCTATGGGCTCGTGCTTATCCATCTCTTGTGCTCACCTTAAGCTGATCAGCCATTCTCATAGCTTCTGCTTTGAACCGGTAGACGGCAACGGTTTTATCCCGATGCCGTACTACCCATCCACCGCCAAATAGCCCTTCTACGACGTAGTCGTCTAAAAGCTCAGGCTGTTGTTTCTCTTCCATAAGATTATTGTAGCCCATATTTCAGGCTACCGTCACGATCTTATGGTTTTTCCCACGGTTGGTCTTTCTGAACCAATGACCGCCCCAGATGCCTTCCTCATTGTTGTCAATAGCGCTTTGTAAGCACTCCGCTTGCACGGGACAACGTTGACACATCTGCATGGCACGCCTCATTTTGGTTCTATTCGGAGCACCGCCCTTTGCCGTGGGAGGATGGGGAAACCAGAAAGAGGTTTCCTCATGCCTACAAAGAGCTTTCTCCCTCCATTGCTCACTCATCGTCATCACCCCCAAAGGTAACTTTCCAGCAAGGATCACACATAAAGTAGTTGATCATCTTGTTGTGCTGACGTTGAGAGTTTAGGATAAGTTCCCTCTGAGGAGCTGTCCATATTGCTGGGTCAAATACCTCTACGATGTCTCTCGTGTTGTCTTTGTACCGATCCCAAAGCACCGTTGGCACTTCAAGCTCAATGTACTCAGGACATGCTCGGCATTGTTGACCTAACAAAGTGGTTTCCACCTCTTTGGGCATATCAAACAATTTACTCATATTATCCTCCTCTTGGATAATCTTTAATGGGATACCGGAAATCTTCCAGCACCTGTTTCTTCCATTTCTTATCGCCATGGAAAAAAACGTAGCGATGCTTACGAGGTCGTGGAACGACCTTGACAGCATCGCCATACTTTTCACGCATTAACTGCGCTCTGTTTGGCTGACCTCGGAACTCGTCTACCACAGATTGACTGTGTAGATGTTCCTTGCCCTCCACTACCATGTCTGTACGCTTAGCGCTAAGCCCAGAGTACAGAAAGTTAGTAGCCTGATACACAACACCAAGGTGATCCTGTGCCGTATCGGCATAGGACACGATGATCTTGTTCTTGGGTAATTGTCTAAGGCTCTTACCCACGAGCCTACTCGCTTCGTTAGGGCGATTGTACTTCAGCACAAGCCTGTTGAGCTCCAGTACGTCAAGCTCGTATCCTTCGCCACAGATACCCTTCCTCAATGTTGATGAGAAAGGAGTACCGTAGGTGACGACACCAACGAGCTCTTCGTCGTGGAACAAACCAAACCGGTAGCTGACGCTTGGGAACCTCTTGGCATAGTGGATCTCAAGGATGAACGGTTCACAGTCAGACCGGCTAACCGGTCTGACTGTGTATCCGCTACTCATCTCTGAGTCCCCCGACAAGTTGAAGAGCGAAGTGTATCTCGTCAGTGTCGTTCATCAAGACATTGATGTCCATGTCTCGCTCAAAGCTTCCCTTGTAGCCAAACAAGTGTTGCCAGCCTCTTTCGTATCTCCATACAGATCCAGATTTCATGTTTCGGTTAATGGTTGCTTTGTACAATCCATTGCCTCCTGCATGATACGAAAAGATACATGTAACTATCTCTCCATATTCAAAATCCGTAAAGCTAACTTTGTAGTCTACATTGTTCATCAGAAACTTGTCCCTTCTAATTCAGGATACTCTGCTGTCCACTTGTCGTAACAAGGGTGGCACATGTCACCGGGTTCAACAGCGATCATTTCTGACCGAGGTCGCACCTTGTAACAATACCAGCAGTGATCCGTTTCGGATGGTATGTACCATTTGAATGTCATGATTTCCTCCTCATGATATTATGCCGTGCCATTGTGACACGATCGTGGACTGCCGGATCGTGAATCCGGTGCCGGTCGTTAGCCGGTCAGTCCTTTGGCTCATGTGTACCATGTCCTATCTGGTTTCGGATCCCAAGGGCACTGGTTCTTCGCACCCTGAGGACGTAGGTATCTAACGTTGTTGTCCTTGAATGCTTGTCGCAATGCTTTCTTGGCATCAGCTCCCAGAGCCATGCCCACAAGATTAAGATAGATGGCACAGAATTGCCATCCGTGACCTTGGTGCCACATATAGTCTGGGCTACCATTCTCACTGTAATCAACAGTATGAGCCAGCTCGTGCAAGACAACGTACTTCTGTCTTGCCCATTTGGATAAGCTGATCTCTTCACGGTTGGCGCATCCACCGTTTGCTCGTGGGGTGAACTTGATCCCCATTGATCGTCCGGTTTCAAGGCTATAACCTTGAACGTAAACATGTCTGCCATAAGGCGTGTGCCTTTGTGGTTTCATCTTCACTGATCCTTGACGACGATGGAGACTAGGGTACCTTTTCGCAAACGATTGCCTGCGTGTCAGTCTAGTAACGAACTCCCAAACGTCCTCTAGGTCGCCTAGGATTTCCTTCCCACCAAAAGCACCCCAGTCCACACTCCGCTCTGCGGTGTAGACCATGTACTGTTGATTGTCATAATCTGTTTTACCTCTCATAGTGTCCTCCTCTATGAGTTAATGTCCATGGACCGTTCCATGGATCGTGCCCTGCCCAGTCTCGCTCTGGGTGCCGGTCGTTAACCGGTCAGGGCTGTCGGCTCTAAGGGGACGGATTATTAGAGCCGAACTTCTTTGGTGATGCCAGTCACTTGCTCCGGTCGCTTGGTCTCTAGTTGAGCCTTGCTGTTGGGAGTGAGTAACCGTGTGCTCCTCCAGCTGGTATGGATCTCAATGGTTCCATCGTGCAGCTGTTGAATGTACATCACGGTGTGATAGCCACGAGCTCGCCCATCGTAGTCCTTAGCCCTGAACACACGTCCTACTTCCAATGGGTATCGGAAGCCTTCAACCTTGAATGAATCAAGGCGAACCGGTCGCTTGTCCTCAGGTAGCCATTGATAGGCTCCTCTGGATTTAGCTCGTTTCCTTCTTGTTAATTTTGCCATAGTTCCTCCTCTGGCAGTCAGGGAGTTTCCCTGATCGTGGACCTCCGAGTCACGAACTCGGCGTGGGCTCAACCCAAGGTCCTACCAATACATTACCACACTCTGTCAAATCGTACTTTTCAGTCGCATGCAGATTGTGGCTCCACTGGACCGTAATGTCCGGCGCACAGAGCGTCGTGCTCAAGCTTGCCAGTGATAATGATGCAGGCTAGGAGTACTAGCCCAATGAGTATGCTTTTGGTTCGCTTACTCATTGTTCTCACGCTCACGTTCAAGCTCTTCAAGCTGACCCTCCAGATGTGCTTGGATGGGATCGTAGTGATCGCTTGTGTCGTCGCTGGCAATCCAGTCGTCGTAAAAGCTGTCACTCATATGAGTTACCATCCAGAATAGCCTGAACAGGATCATAGGTCGGAAGGATCTGTTTCTTAAGATCGCTCCGAGGCACTACTGTTCCGTCAGGGTAGACAGCACGGTCAGGATAGACACGGATTGGTCCAGAAACAGTGGACAGGTCCACCATTCTGTTACCATCCTTGTAAGCATCTGGTTTACCGTCAACGTGAACGACCTTAGGGGAAGTTACAGTGTCTTCCTTCCAGTCAATCGCTCCGTCACCGAGTGCGACGTGAACGTCGCCCAGTGCTTCCTGAACTGATTTACTCAGTCCGGCTTCTTCTGTAGCCGTTATGGTTATTTTGTATAGGTCCATGATTCCTCCTCATGGTTTAGTGTACCGGCATTGTTACCGGTATCGTGCCCTGTCCAGTCGTGAGCTGGATGCCGGTCGTTAGCCGGTCAGGGCTGGGGTGTTTGCGTGTTACTCCCCTTGTTTAGCTTCTTGCCAGAGCTTTCGGTAGTACTGTACGTTTTCCCTAGCATCCTGAAGCTCATTGATGAGCTTATCTACTGCATAGAGAGTGCCGTAGCTGATCCTAGGACGGTAGTCGTAACGACTATCATCATCATGGGCTTTGCCCTTGGTGTATTGCTTCCGATTGCTTTCGCCCCTGTATTTCTCAATATCAAAGAGCTTCTCACCTTTAGCGTTAAGGAAAAGATCCCAAGTATCTTCGGATAGCTCGCTGACCTTACGCTTGTTAGTTACTTGAGCAAGCTGTGCTGATGCTTTTTCAGCTTGGTTCTCTAGGTAGATCTCATCTGATCTCGCAAAGAGCTCTTCCACTGAATCCCAGCCTACATAACCAACGTGCTTCGTCTGCACAAGGTGAAGATCAGTAGGATCAATTTCTGGGCGTTCACCGACCTCTCGGTTTAGCCTTTCACCGATACAAACTTGCTTCTCCGTGTACTCAGGTACATCTGGATCATCCCAATAATCTGAATCTATTTCAACAGTTTGGGTTTCGTACACGCCCACAGTTTTAATCTGTGCATCGCCTATATAAATCATCCAGATGGATCCCTTCTTAGGAGCCGTCTCTCTCCATCCACCTTGGTCGTACACAAAGTTGATTTCTTGTCTGCCGTTCTCATCAAGGACTGGAACTTTTTTCCCGTCCTCATCCCTGATTTCATTACCGTCCTCATCTTTCTCCCAAACTTTCCGAGAGTATGAATTAGGTGTTAGAACAGCTTCCATTGCATCAAGCGTCATGTAGTATCCATTAGCGTAATTGCTCCATAAGCGACTACTCTTGGATGTGACCCTGTAGATAGTGTTAGCTTTTATTTCTTTAAATGATGCCATGATTCCTCCTCATGGTGTTATGTCAGGGACAGTTCCCTGATCGTGCCCTGCCGGATCGTGAATCCGGTGCCGACTAATCGGACAGGGCGACCCATTAAGACAGGTCGTACAAGCTACTTAGAGCTTGCGTGATGTAGTTCTCAAGGTGGAGCTTGTCTTTCTCGCTACCCTTGAAATCAACTACTGATTGATGAACATCTCCACACTCAAGTGTCTCTAACCACTCGGTGTATTCTTCTTCATCTGAAGCTCCTAGAGCTTCTGATTGAGCTTCATCAATGTTCTCAATGATCTCTTCTAGTGTTAATGGTATTCCCATGGATCCTCCTCCATGTCTATGTCAGGGGCTGTTCCCTGATCGTGCTCTGCCCAGTCGTGAACTAGGAGCCGGTCGTTAACCGGTCAGAGCTTTGCATCAGACGATGCGAGCCATTGAAGAGAAGTTACTCCCTAGTTGCTCGGTCAGATGCTCGCCGTCCTCAAAGAAAGCTTTGACATCAGCGATGAGCGCTTGCCTAGGTGTCTGGTCCATCGTTGGCTCTACTCGGTGGTAATCAATCCACTCTTTCGCTTCAACTTCAATGGTCAGCGTTACCTTAACGGCTACGGTATTTATTTCTTGTTTCTTTACCATGGTTCCTCCTCATGGTGTCATGTCGGGACTGTTCCCGATCGTGAGTGCTGGGGGCTCGAACCCCAGTGCCTGCCAGTCACCCGTTGAGATTAGAAAGTAATCTCGGCTACCTCGGCGAAGATAACATCGGCACCAAGATAGTCCATGTCTTCATCATATTTGGTTATGGAGTAATCGTCGTTTTCATCCTTGTGGACGTAGCCAGCTGTAAATCCATCAGTTGGGTCTCCTATGATATGACCGTGCACTCGTAAGCGCCTTAGGACATTCTCAAAATCAACATACCGTAGATCACAGATTCCATAATCATCCCCAACTACTTTGTAGATGTCTGTTGAATTGAACATGTAGTCCCAGAGATCATCTGTACTAGTTGGTGTTGTTGAAGCTCTTAGTCTGTCAATCATGAGTCGTGCAATCTTGTCGTGATTGAAATACTTGTCTTTAATTGTTAATTTCATGGATCCTCCTCCATGGGTTATTGTCGGCAGTGTTGCCGATCGTGAGCTGGGGGGAATTGAACCCCCCTACAACCATTAGCCCTTTGCTAAGAAACTTCTCAGCACAAAATCACGTCGCTTATCGCCTAAGCTAGCCCATTTCTTCAACGTGCTAGTCGGTACTGGTTTCAGTCCCATGCGCTCGTTGCGAGTTTGGTATTTCCACTTGAGATTACGGAGTATTTCTGCTTCGTGATCTGCCATGATTGCTCTTGCCCTTGCTCGTTCGTCAGCGGTCAATGTTGGTCGCTTACGAGGAGTGTTGTAGGCAATATCTCTTGCTTGGTGAAAAGCTGACCAGAATGGTTCAGCTTCATTGGCACAAGCAATTCCGAGCTCAATAGCTTTAGCCTGAACTTGGGCAGTGCCTGCCATGTTTTCGCCTAGCTTGGTGCCTTCAGCGATAAGTGTTTCTAGTGTGAGTTCCATGTGTCCTCCTCATGGATCATGCCTAGGGCGATTCCCTAGATCGTGGACTGGGGAGTCACGAGCTCCCCTGTCGGTCTTACCGAAAGTCCTTGGTGCCCAGCCTCTTGCCAAAGTGCTCGGCATACTCTTTGTCCAGTTTGCGGAGCTCAAGCTCTCGCTTGATCTTTGACAAGTTGCTCCAACCATGGCGATCCTCCCAAGCTAGAATCATCCAGCCTAGGTTGATGCCGATCAGTGCATACAATGTGATTGTTAGTGCCATGCTGTCCTCCTGCATGAGTTTCTTGAGCCCCAGAGTGGGACTCTCATCAGTGTGTTAATTCACAGACTCAGTGACGACGGTGGATGCGATGTGAAGTCGCATGAGGTGAGGAATGCCAACGCCGTATGGGTGTCACCGGAATGATCTCAGATCCGATCTCAGTCTACTCTTGCTCTGTGCATACATCTGTGCGATTGACAATGACCTTCTCGGCTACCTACTCACCTCGTCACTGTGATGTCTTGGATGGGCTGGTTTAGCATTTCTGCCAAGTGCCTCTAGATCCTAAGATCGCCTTTGCCCAACATCACAGCGAGTCAACAGCTTTCGCTCACTCGCCTGCGCCGGATACTGACCAACCCCATCAGGGGTAAACTTTCTCCGACTCTCCCATTGTCCTCCGTTGCCCACGGATGAGAGTAATTCGCCTGATCCTTGAACTTTCGCCGTTGGTATTAATTCCTGCTCCCTTCGCCGACCGCCTCGCCTTACCTCAGCAATCTCCAGAAGCCCTTGGGCTACTCGTCCGATCTTCACGGATCAAACTCCACTAGTTGAGAACCGGTGACTCGGTGCCCAGTCTGTCGGGCGAGCTGTCCTCCTAGCCATCGGAATCAGGGACCTATGTGCGGTTTGAATTTCCGATCTGTAAGTAGATTAGAACATGGGTGGGACAGTGTCAAGGATTATTTTGAAAAGATTTCATCAGGCTCTTGTCACACCCCAACGAGGGGGATGCCATGCACCGACCCACACCCCCCTCAGAGACGACGATTTCTTGCGCCCTGACGACCGTGCCCGTGCCGTCGGTTTTGTCGTCGGGAGCTGTCTGCCGGAGCCCGATCGGGGCACCGCTGGGGCTGTACTGGTGAACAAGTCGGACGTGCCGTGACGGGCGAATGGGGGTCCATAAGATCGGCGAGCGGATGTCAGGGGAAACCCTTCACAGGATGTGGGTGACAATCTTACACGGTCAGATTTCGGCCGGATAAGAGTCATCTTATCTTAGATTAAGACCAGCGCTTTGCGCTGGGATCTCTCCGGGCCCCTTGGGGGTTCGTTTTCTTGCATAGTACTGATACCGGTTAGCGAAAAACCGGCTTTTGTCACAATGACGGATGTGTCTGAGTATGGTACTGACGGGAGCGCCTTCGGTGGGGTTCCACCCCAGTCCTATCCAGAAGCTTTGCTTCTACCGGCGTATATCGCTCCGGCGCTAATCCCCCGATTTCACAAGGTCTCAGATTGTACAAGATATTCTATACCATACACCCGTACTGTGTCCACAGTTAGGGTAATATATTGACATGAATAAAAAGTACGAAAAGTGGTCCAAAGCACGACGCTTTGAAGCTGCCGTTGCTAAAGTGTTAGACGAGGGCTGGACCCAAACTGAAGCCGCTGAAATTTTCGGCGTTTCACGCCAGCACCTAAACAAAAAAGTAAAGGAAGCCAGACATGAACAAAGTGAACGAGTTGAGTCCATTAAACAGGAGGCCATTAAAGCCGGTCCGCTTGACAAACAAGAAAGAAGGGTCGGGACTTTTACTGAGTTTTGCGATACTTACTTTCAAAACTGGATATGCCCTGACTGCGGCGTTCACCACGAAACTCCGAGTTTTCATCAGGACATGGCTGAAGCGATTACTGGCGATTACCGCAGGGTTGTAATTAATTGTCCCCCGTATCATTCTAAATCCACACTTGTCACGGTATGGCACACTGTATACGACATTTGCCGTAACCCTAACCTAAGAACCCTACTGGTATCCAAGTCCTTGCCCTTCGCAAGGACGTTTATGCACAGCATCACTGAGATGCTGACAAACCCCGAATTATATGGGGATGGGCCTAGTTTGATTGAGGACTGGGGTCCTTTTAAGCCTGAGGGCCAGTCAACTTGGTCTTCTGAGCAGATTTACGTTTCTAATCGTACTGGTGCTGAGAAAGACCCGACTGTCGCTGTTTTGGGTGTCGGCCAGCAAATATATGGTCGTCGTGCCGATGTCATTAAGTTTGACGACGTTGCCACGCTAGATAATCAAAGAAACCCTGACAGGGTTGCGGCCATGCTTGAATGGTTTGATAAAGAAGCCCTGTCTCGTATTGGGCGATCTGGTAAGGCCATTTGGATCGGTACTCGTGTCCAACCCGGTGATGTGTATTCTACGCTGGCCATGAGACAAAATTACAAGGTTTTGAAGTACCCGTGTATTCACGATGAGACCACGGAGCTTACTCTGTGGCCTGAGCACTTTCCTTATGAGCAAGCGCTTATTCACAAGAGTGAGATGAGGCCTGCCGACTTTCAGCTGATTTATCAGCAGATTGACATTCCGGGTGCAGGTGCTTCGTTTACTGAAGAGATGATTGATGCCTCTAAAGACACTAGTCGTGTAGCAGGACACTATGACACTGGTTGGCGTTTGATAGCTGGCCTTGACCCTGCAGGTGGCAATAAGGGATCTGGGTTCACAGCTTTTACTTTGTTAGGCGTTGACCTTGCTACTCAGAAACGGTATTTGATTGATTCTATTGCAGTTAAGCAAATGAAAGCCCCTCAAATGAAACAACAGATTTTGGAGTGGACTGACAGGTACCCGATTTATGAATGGCGTGTAGAGTCCAATGGTGTCCAATCTCAAATCATTCAATATGATGTTGAGCTTGTGCAGGAGCTGGCCAAGAGAGGCGTTCGTGTAGTTCCCCACCAGACACATGGTAATAAGTGGGATCCACAATTTGGTGTGGAGTCTATGGCTCCTTTGATGGAAACTGGTTTGTTTTCTATGCCTTGGGGCAATCAACCGACAACGGCAGTGTTCCAGCCGTTAATTGACGAGCTCATTGCGTTCCCTATGGGAACTGTATCTGACAGGGTGATGTCTTTGTGGTTTGCTGACTTGGGTGTTCGTGATTTGGTAAAGCGAGCTCATTTGCCTATGTTTCATGAGAGGATGCATGTCCCTAATCGCATTAAGCGTAAGCGACGTGTGGTAGACTTTCATAACCGTGAGATAAGAGGTATTAGGTTGCAGGATCAACGACCGGGGCATATGTCTCGTGCAGCTAGTGGATATAGGCGACAAACTGTCGGTAACGCTATGGATCATAGCGCTGTTGAAGAATACAACATAGAGGATGGTCCGCAA